GGGCTTGCCCTCGACGATGCCGCTCACCTCGTCGGGCTTGCCGTCCAAGAGTTCACACGTCCACGACATCAGCGCGGCTCGAGTTACTCCAAATCCGACACAGTCTCCCCAGTCCTGGGGCGGCCCAGGCCAGCAGTTAGGCCACGTCCGCATGACGTGCTCCCACATGGTGACCAGTTTGCCCTTGCCGGCGTCTGCGAACTCCCACTCGTGGGCGATCTCGCCGCCGTTGGGGTTGCCGCCGTGGCGAATGATCGAGTCGGCGCACATTTCGTCGGCACGCGGGTCGCGGATGCACCCCTGCAAGCCTGTCTCGTATGCTGACCGCGGGCTGAAATCACTCATTGCGGCCGATCCCGAACGTCCAAGAAAGAACGCCGCAGGCGGCGATGAGTTTGACGCGGGAATCCTTGTCGATGGCGCGGATGTCTGGTCCGAGGGCGTTGACGTACACCAGATCAATCGCCTCGCCGAGCCCGTCGTACTTGCCGACCGAAGCCTTGTCGATCGCGAGTTTCAATGTGCCGGCGTGGAAGTTTGCGAATTGCTCAGTCGTGCCGACGATTGGACGCTCGCGGTCGCCGTCGCGCATGAGGACAAACGCCATCGCGTCATAGAGGCTGGCGAGATAGAGGCGATCCTTGGGGAGCATCCGCGGGAGGATCGGCCGCAGCGGCTCTGCCCAGGCGAGCAGACGGGCTTCCGGTTTCGGCGTGTCGATCTGGGTCAGCGGGGCCGGGGGCCACGAGATCGCCAGTTCGCTCCCCTTCCAGGCAAACGCCAGAATCAAGACAGCCACAAGATACCTCGCTGGGATTTTCACTTGTCACTCCCGTCGACCAAGGCGAGCGTCAAAACGTCGATTGCCGACCGCTGGTCGTCTGCGAAGCATTCGGTCTTGATCAACCGCAGCCGGACGTTCTGCAAGTCAGCCATCACCTCGGCGTAGGTCGGATGGACGGCAGAAGGCTTCACGACCAACGGCAGCGACGGTTGCCTAGCAGCCAGCCAAGCGACGACTTCCTTGATCTGCGGCCAAAGAGCAACGCACACAGCCAAGGCGGCGGCGGCAGCCTGTGCGTAGGATGTCATCCTGCCCCCTGAACTTTGGAGACGACCCACTTGAAGAACGCGGCGCCTTCAGGCGACTTGAGCACGGCCTCCAGGTGGAACAGAGCCTCATCGTCCATCGAGGTTCCGCTCTTGCCGGCGGCCCACTGGAGCGCCTTCACGACCGCGACCGACTGCTCGTGCGGGGTCTGGGCGTCCATCACAGACTGAAGCCGGCCAAGCAGCGGCGCCCATTCGGCGAGCAGCTTGAGTTTCTCGAAGATGGGCATCCCAGCCCCGTACAGTTCTTCATTTTCCATCACGCACCTCCTTGTGCTTCTGGTCGAACAGGAATCTCAAATACGCTGGCGAGGCCGTGCGGCCCCGACTTGTTAGTTTCCCCCAATGGCTAGGCGGCGGCTCCGGCACGCGGCTCATCAATGGCGGCGTGTCGTCGCCGATACGCCGGTCAAAGTCACGCTGCTCGATGTGCCCGTCACGAATCGCCATGAACCGTCCATTGCATCAGGTCATATGCGTCTGCAAAGCACACTCGAACGATCTCCGCAGCCTCCGACGCGCCGACGCTCCGGCCAAACTTCCAAAGTTCGTCCTCCAGCACGTCGTCGCCCTTCTTGAGGATCAGACGCGCCTCCTTCGTCCCGATGATGAGGCGCATTTCGACCGTCAAGTGGTGTCGTGTCCTGTAGGCTCATTCATTCTAGCATTCCGACCGCCTTCGAGACGGGCTTCCCGCTCCGCTTGCGTCCAGCCGCTTCTGATCCTCGCCGTCTCAAGCCGGATAGTCTCCGGTGACGGCAAATAGAACTCTGGCTCCGCTCGAGCACCCAGGCCAAGGCTCGCCGCAAACGCCGTCACGGCGAACTGGCTCATCCCCATCTCTTCGCAGATTTCTGCGAACGTCGAGTCGCCGGCCCACAGCCGATGAAGTTTTCGCTTCTCGTTTGCCCGTCGCTTATTCCTTGCGATCTCATCCTCTGTGAGTCGCCGTGGGGTCATTGCCAGTGCGCTATGTAGCGAGAGCCGGGGTTGATGTAGAGCTGGTAGCCAGCCGCCTGCATTGAACGGTGCAGGGGGACGTGTTCGCAGTCGCCGCCCTCGTAGGCCACGCCGGGGGCGAGGAACGCTTCGGCCATGTAGACGCACAGGCCGCCGAAAGCAGAGTTCATCGGCACTGGCGGGGCACCGACCGGGAACAACAACATGGAGAACCAGGCAAACCCGATCTCATCACGCCGGTCCCGCCACCAGTTCATCCTCGCCGCCCAACTGTCGTACTGGGCGATCCGAGGAGGCGACTTGCCGCCGTCCTGCTCCTCTGCCCAGAGGCTGAAACTCGCCATCCCCGCCGGGCGCCGGACACACGGCTGCGTGGACTTCTTTGCCAGCCACCCGATCGAATTAAAAATGCCGTCGGGCGAGAAACCGCCGTGGGGGTCAAGGTCGAGCACGATCACCCAATGGGCCGTCGGTGCGTTGGCCCGCACCCACTCCAAGCAAATGTTTCTGCACTTCGCCAGCCGCACTGTCCGCTCCGGCTGAAAGCCGCGGGCATCCTCGCCGCCGAGGGTATCGTGCTGCACTGTGAGCCAGTCGTGCGTGGCCGCAGCGGCATCGAGAAAGCCGGCAGTGCCATCCGTAGAGTCGTTCTCATACACGAACATCTTGCAGTCGCGGAACTGAGGCACGGCCTCCCTCACGCACTCAAGCGTGTTCGCCAGATATGGCATCGCGTTCCTGGCGATGCCGACGATCACGGCGTCCCCATACTTCGCGGCTGCCTTGCCGACGGCGGTTGTCTTGTCGTAGAGATCGACGTAGTCGATATCCACGGGCCAGACGCCTTCAGGTCGCCGTTGCACAGAGCCTCCGTATCTCGGAGAGGCGGTTGTCATACTGCGTCACATGGAAGAACGCAGGTTTGTCGACGCGGCGGGCGTCTGCCGGGTGGTCGTTCCACTTGGCTGGCAGGAACTGCGTCCGCTGGAGTAGTTCTGTGGCCTCGCCCAGCGTGGCGTGCGGCGTGCCGCTGGTCATCGCGAGCTTGTACCCCATCATCTCCATGATGGCGGCCTGCTCCCACCAAGGGTGGTTTTCGTAGACCTCGAGCATATTGCTCCATGCAAAGTCCAACCACGGCCGCATCTCGCGAGTGACGATCCAGACGCCGCAGTTCGGGACAGCGCCGCATTCAGTCTCGTGCTCGACGACGGCCTGCCATGCGTCGGCCTCGACGGCATCAAAGATGTTCTGCGACGAGTCGTGGACAACGACATCGGCGTCGAGCCAGAGCACCCGCTCATGATCGCGGAGGGCCGCGCCGATGTTGGGTAACTTCATCCACGATGGCGGCGCAGCGATGTTCGCCAGATTCATGCAGTAGCATTCCATCCCGTGCTTCGCCGCGTAGGCGTCCATCAGCGGCAGCGTGTGCGAGGCATACCTCGCAAACTCCGTTCCACGCCAGCCGGTCATCAGGATGTCACTCATTCGTCGTTCCACCCCAAGAACATATGCCGCCCCTTCGCATCGCTGGTCGCTTCCCAGTTCTTGAAGCGGTTGATCAGATCGTCCTGGTACTCGCTGCCCAGACGCTCCCAGTCGTGGATGGCAAGCATCTTGCCGATCTGCGCGCAGGCCATGTATTCGTCGGCGGCAGCGTCGCCATGAACCGCGTCGTGGAAGACGAAATCAAACTTCTCTCCCGACCGCAGGCACCGGGCGAGATACGCCGCGGCGTCGTCCTTGACCGGGGAGATGTTCTTGATGCCGAGACTCTTCCAGTATTCGACGCGCTGCTCCTGCGGAACCGTGTCGCACAGGTCGACGCTGACGATCCTGGCCTCCGGGGCCGCAATCGCCATCGCAGCCGCTGAGAAGCCTTGGTGGCTGCCGAGTTCGAGGATCGTGCGGCAGTCCCTCGCCGCGTAGGCCAGCATCTGGATGTGGCCGCGCCAAGTGGTCATCGGGTGGGAGTCGTCGAGCGTCAGGCAGTATTCGTTCATCTTCACGACAGACCCTCCAGAAAAGCCTTGGCGTCGCCGGCCGACCGCACGACGGCCACCGGGCATCCGTGCCCAATCAACTCACGCATCCGGTGCTCTTGAATCCTCGTCGGCTCCTCGCCTGGCCGCTTCGCCTCGAGCCAGACCGCACGGCCCTCCTTGACGCACAAAACATCCGGCAGGCCGGCAACGGAAAACTGGCTGCCGTGGTTTTTCATCACCCAGTAGCCCATCGACCTGGCGACAGCCATGACGTTGTTCACGATCGTCTTTTCGAGGGGCGGCTTCATTCATGAATTATCTTGCCATGTAGCAAATCAGTCCAGCCCGGTTGGCTGAAAAGCACACACGCGACCGTCGTATGCGTAGGAGGGCAGATGCCACTTCCGAGCCGTCGGCCCGACGCGACGCTTCTCGCGCTCCTCGTCGCTCCAGAGAGCCTGCACTTCGGCCTTGCGGGACTCAAATTCCTCGTCCGTGATCACGGGCTCCGGCCGCGTGATGCGGGCCTTCGCGCTCTGAATGTGCGTCCTTGGCTTGAGGCCGTAGCGGCGACCAAGATCGTAGAGTTGGTAGCGGCTGATCGAGAGTGCCGCTGCAACTTCTCCGTTTTCAAGATCAGAGTGCCAGAGCGAGAACAGTTCGACCGCATTTACCGACGGGTTGTGTTTCATGAGAACCTCCTTGTTGGCGGCAGTATCGTGGTTAGTAGGCTAACGGTCAACGGGTCTTTCGCGGCTTTTTCTTGGGCGGTGCCTTGGGCTCCGGCAAGGCGTAGAGTTCCATCGGTTCCTCGACCACAGCGACCGTCTTCACGACCTCTGCGAGCCGCACGACCTTTGCCTTATCGGCCCGCTCGAGTTCCTCGACGCGGGCAATGGCTTCGGCCTCAGTGTCGAACTTGGACAGTTCCCACTCGCGATCCCATTCCCAGTAAAGCCACCAGACCAACCTAGCAACCTGCCACCAGACCTTGCCGTTCCCGTCGACCATCTTGCACGCACGGTACTTCGCCACTCTTTTCGCTCCTATTCTTGCGACCAGTAGGACATTAGTTGCAGACTTAACCGCTCGACCTTTTTCCGCAGCGAAGCGTTCTCGCCCCACAGCCGGCCGAGCTGAGATTTCCTGTCGGCTCGCTCAAACGCCAGTTCGCTTTCGGCCCGCCGCAGCCGCCGCAGCACCCGCTCCAGGCCGACCTGATGGCCGCGGCTGGCTTCCCGTGCTCGCAGGTAAAGAGCCTCATACTCAGCGGCCCTCGCGGCGAGCTGAAGGTACTCAAGATTTGTCATCGTCGAGCATCCCCAAAACGAACTTGTTCAACTCCAGAGAAAAGCCTGAGATGGCCTCTTTCATCATCAAGGTGGCAAACGCCAGCCCGTTGCCGTCGGCGGCAGCCGCCACCCTCGCGTAGGCTTCGGCCGACTCGCAGACCGTCCGCAGGGCGTGCTGCATTGCCAGCAGCCGCGACAGGATGTCGGCCCGCTCTTCCGCAGTCATCGAACTTTCGACCACTGGTCACCCTCCTTGTGAAATAGGACGGGCCTAAAGCCTGCCCGACGGGCAACCAGAAGCATGTGCGGGTGGAAGACAGCGACCTCTGCCGTGTGGCTGTAGGTCGATCTCAGGCCGCTGGCGGCGAACGCGGCGATGCCGCGGCCCCGATGGGACGGCGAGACAAAAGACTCGAGGGTGTCCCACCGCTGCCAGGTCTCGCTCCTCGCCCAGCCGATGATCTCTGTGCGGCTGCGAACGACAGCAATCAGGCCGTCGTAGACGCCAAGCGACTGGCCCGAGGTCAACTTCTTGTTGAAGTCGCTTCCCGGCTTCGTGAACGACGCGGCGATCGCGGAGAGCGTTTCTGGGTCGCAGAGGTAGGCGGGGGTTATTTGGCAGATCATGCGACGGCGGCCTCCTCGACTCGCGCCTCGGCAATCGCGACGTAGTCGGCGTTCAGCTCTATGCCTGTGCCGCTTCGGCCATATCTTTTGGCGACTGCCAGCGTTGTCCCAGACCCGCAGAACGGATCGAGAATTGCGTCGCCGACGTTGGTCGAGCACTCAATAATCCTCCGCACCAACTCGCTTGGCAGTTGGGTCGGGACACTTTTGATCCGCTCCTTAAAGCTCCCGCAGACGCGAGGAATCTGCCACACGTCGTCCATGATCTTCCCGCCGGCAGCGGCGCGAGCGTCTCCGTACTTCTCCTGCCGTGCGCTAGGAACCGTGACGGCCTCGCGGTTGAACGTGAATGCCTTCGGATTCTTGGCGGCATAGAAGATCGGCCGGCTCGTGCGGTTGAACTTCTTCGTACAGTTGACGCCGAAAGTCTCGTACCAAGTGATTCGCGACCGCATAGTCATGCCAGCCTGCTGGATGGCGATGTCGATCCACGCCCCAAACTCCTGCCCGCTAATGATCCAGAGAGAGCCGTTTGGCGAGAGCAGCGACGCGGCGAGCGCAATCCACTTTCGGCACCACGCGGCATACTCTTCGCCGGGGAGAAGATCGGCGCCGCCTCCTTGCCCGTAGTCGACACCGATGTTGTACGGAGGGTCGGCCACGACAAGATCGAATGTCCTGCCGACCGCGGCAAACTCGCTCATCTTTTCAATGCAGTCACCGTGGAAGATCGTCACTCGCCACCCCCCGTCACGTTCCGTATCCACTCCCGAAACAACCCGACGCGAGTGTGCGCCGACTCCTCGCCACGACGACTCCGCAGGGGCGGGTGGTCAGCCATCGTGAACGACGCGATCCCGACGAGCCGGCCATCCGCACCAGCCGTGAACATCGGCCCGCCGGAGTCGCCGGGGGAGATACAGAACTCAAGCGGACTTCTCCCACCAGCGGTGCAGATGATCACCGTTCGCTCAAACCGCTCGACACGGTTCGTGCCGGCCCGCAGGCGCCCGTCGGTGGACGTGTACCCGCTCGACATTGGCCCGTGGAATCCGTAGCCCGCGAGGGTCACCAGATCGCCCGGCTTTGTGTCCTGCTCTGTAGCCAATGGCGGGTAATGCTTCAGGCCGAAGGGCTTGCTGACCCGCACCAGGGCGATGTCGTTGTATCCCAGGCGGTCGCCGTCGAATTGCTCGTGGATCACGATGTCCGTCGATACGAAGTCGTTCGCGTTGCTTGTGATCGTCGCCGATACGCCGCCCTCGACGACGTGGCCGGCGGTCAACGCCCAATGGTCGGAGATTGGCGTGGATGTCCCCTTGGAGATTTTGCCCTTCGCGTCCCGCACCGTGATCCGTGCGGCGAATGGTGCGAAATTCACCGCATAATCGACGTATGCCGAATCCGGTATGCGGTCATCCGTTGTGCCGGCGAGGGCGGATGCCGAGAGGGCGGCGAGGGTGATGAGGGATTTCATCGGACCCTCCATAGCCGGCAGGCGAGCGTAGAGAGCGGCTTGAGCTGCTCTCGCGGTATGTAGTGGCTCTGCACGCCGTAGCCAAAGTCCTTGACGGGCGCCGCCGCCAACTTGGAACCCCATTCCCAGCCGACCAGAGTCGCCTTGTTGTCGACGAACTCAGCCAGGACGTAGATGTCTGCGAGCGGCTTACCGACCTCGTGGAACAGGTTGTTTGCCTTGCGGGCGGTCTTCACGTCGACCGTGAACAGCATCGGAACGACGAAATCGACGCCCGCGTCTCCCGACGGCCGGTCGGAAATATCCGGCATCGCTCCACAGAACTCGCCGAAAGCAAACTCGCCATGCAGGCCGACCGACTCGTAGCCTTCGGAGAGAGGACGGCTCGAGGTGTGACCCTCGTGCAGGTCCATGCGGTGCGACGCGATGGCTTCGATCATCTCTGCACCTCGCCGAGGGCGCTGGAGAGCCAGCGGAGTTTTTCTTCACGCGGGAACACGCCGCAGGGGTGGTAGACAAGATCGCCGGTCTGCCAGTGCCCCCCGATTTCGTCGTGTGCGTTGGCTGGACGATTCCAGACAACCGAATTGAACGACCGCAGCGGGGCAACGGTCAGCACGTCGCCAAGAGCGTCAGCGTTGTCGCCCAGAAACGTCTGCCACATGCACGGAAGCGAACGCCACTGCTCCACGGTTTCCGAAAGGTATTTCGCGAGCTGCCTTGCTTTGAACGTGTTCCTCCAAAGCATCGAGCCGCAGTTGATCCGGTTCCAGCCAACTATTCCTTCTTCGCACACTGTGACGTTTGGTCCGATGCACCCGAGAGACTCGATCGGCACCGCCATGTTCGTGATGAGCGTGTCGGCGTCGAGCGTCCAAATCAAATCGAATCGGTCGAGGTAGTGGCACAGAAGATCAGTTCGGGCCACGGCCGCTTCGTAGGGCTGGTTGTCTGCCACCAGCGAATAGCCGTGCCGCAGGCAATACTCGAGCTTGTTTGGCATCGTCAGCGTGGCGACGTCGCGGATGTTCTCCGAGACGCTGGTGATGATTGCCACGCTCATTCGTCCCCCCTCGTCATGTACGGGAGGAGACTGAAGTAAAACGCCGCACCAACTAGCACGAGCAGGGTCGCCATATTCAGCGTCTCGTTCACTGCTTGGCCCCCTGCGGAGCCTCGAGCAGCTCTGTTCGCACGATCTTCGTGTCGTGGGGGGCAGCGACCGACAGTCGGACTCGACCATCAGCCACCCTCGTGACCATGATCTCGATGTCGTCGCCGATCTTGATGCTCTGTCCAGGCTTCCGTGTCAGCACAAGCATATGATGCGTACTCCTTTCGCATTATCGTGTTGCGTACCTTATACGGCGGGAGCAAATCGGGCAAGCCAAGTTTTGCAGGCCGCCTGCACCGCAGGCCGCTTGTGCGACGCTGCCGCCCATTCGACGTATTCCCGCCCCCGCGGCTGCTCGACAGCCTCCTCGATGGACATTCCAGAGAACCGGCCGTCGCGGAAGATGAATTCCTCATCCTTCGGCTTCAGATGGCCGTCGATAACGGGCACCCACTGGGCCGTGTTGCAGAAGCAGCATTGGATGAGCCAGTCGCCGTGGGCCTCGTAGAGGATGTCATGGGCAGAGCCGCGGCACATAGAGTCGGCGCACTCGTGGGTATGGTCGAGCCTGCCGAGAGCTTTTATGGCCTTGGCGGGTGAATTCCCTAGATAAGAAGCCTCTTTTTTGGGGGTCTCAATAGGGGTAAGGGTCGCGACGACCTTTGCGCGCGCGCTGCGCTTTTTGGTCGGTTCGTTCGGCGTAATGTCGAAAAGAGTGCTCATATCGGCATCTCCATGCGGTACTTTTCTCTGGGGTCGTGGGCCACAATCAACTTCTTTCTGGCGCGAGTGACGGCGACGTATTCAATCCGCCGTTCCTCGTCGTGTCGTTCCTCGTCGTTTTCCTCGCTGGCGCGGATTCGTCGGCCGACGCTGGTCAGCAGGACGACCTTATCGGCCTCCATGCCCTTCGCGGAGTGAACAGTGCCGATGCGAATCTTGGGGTCGCTGACAATGTCGACGCCCCACTGCTTTGCAGCCGCATACCACTTCGTGCCGCCGTCGGGGAGGCCAGACCACGAACCGTCCGCTATCGCCTGCCGCAGGTGCTCTGTCGCCCCCAGCAGCGGCAAATCCTCCGGGTATATCCGGTCGAAATGCTCGCTGACGCCCTTAGACCACTTGCTTTTGCTGCCGCGTTCCAGCCACGTCCGGCCGTCGACTGTCTTGCTAGGTAGCATATCAAGCACGGCGGTCCACGCCTCTGAGCCGATCGCCTCGCCCCGCTGGAGCCGCCACAAGCCGCCCATGCCGGCGTCGCGGGCGTAGGAGCCGTCGCGGGCCTTGATCTTGCGGAACGGGACGCCGATGTCGTCGAGGATCGCTGCGATCCGGCTGACGTGCCTGTTTGTCCTGGCGAGCACCAGAGTCTCGTCTGCCGGCGACAAGTCAGACAAGTCATCCTCGAAGTTGTCGCTCTCTTCGACATCGCCGCCGTGGTCGGCTGGCGCGATGCCGCGATCCCAGTATGAATTGCCCAGCCGCTTGAGGCACGCCTCTCCGAGGGCGAGGATCGGAGCGGCGCAGCGGTATGACTTCGGCATCACAGACTGCTTCGCGACGTCCCACCCCATGAAATGCGAACTGGACGCCCCTGCCCAACTGTAGAGAACCTGGAACGGGTCGCCGAGCAGCCATGCCCACTTGACCGATGGTCCCGTGACGAGTCTTCGGCAAGCCATGTCGAGCAGTTTGCTGGCATCTTGGGCCTCGTCGAAAATCCAGCCGACGACCTCCTGCGGAACAAGCCCGTCTGGATCGACGTGAACCGGGCCGTCTTCGGGGTCAAACCGGACTCCGACGAACCGGGACAGCATATCCGTGAAGTCCATGCGGGCGTCGAACCGCTTCGCCTGCTCATACATCTCGATCCGCTTGATGACCTCGCCGGCCGAGGGAGCCTCCGGGTCTTGGTCGGCCTCGACCACCTGCCGCACCGGCACGACCAGGCTGCGGGCCAGCGACCAGTAGTTCAGGGAAGCCGCCGCCACGGGGTCACCCGTGTAGATGCTCACGCCCTCGTCCTCGGAGAGCTGGTACGAGACATCGCTCCCAAGGGCCTCACTGATCCATTTGTCGTCATCCCGGCTACTGCCAATGATTTCACCCTTGGAAACCCCAAGAACCTTGTAGGCGACGCTGTGGGCCGTCTTGAACCATCCGTGCCGCTCGAGGTCTGTCTGCGGAACCCTCCACGCCTCCGCAGCCCTCGCAGCCGCCGTAGTCCTCGCACCCCTCGTAAACGACGAGAACCCCAAGACGAACGGGTTGCCGGCAACCTCCGGCCTATCCATCGCCTTCTGCAAAATCTCAATCGCCTGCCTCGTCTTACCCGTCCCAGCCCCGCCGATAGCCCGTGCAGCCTGCATTTTTGTCTCCTTTTGTAGTTTTTGGACGGCCGGACGGTCAGTCCGAAAAATGAACCGTCCACCCTAAGTCATGTGATTGCAATTAGTTGAGTACTAGTGACGGTGGACGGTGAGTGATTTGGGGTAAACGCATTACCCCCATCGGCATCCCCCTTTACTGTCCAATTTTCGTCCTCGCCTGCCGCGAGCACTTCGAGGGCAGCAACCCACTCCTTTGTGAAGACCACATACTCCAGCCGGCCGCTGGAAAATCGGTGCCTCCGGTGGTCGAAATCCTTCTGGCCGACGATGTCGAGGAGCTTTGCCCGAATCCGGTTCCGCTCCCCAGGCACGAGGTCGTGCTGTCTGCCGATGTCCTCCCAGACTTTTGACCACTGGAACCAGAGTTCGTCTGGCGTCACCCAGCAGGGGCGGCCCGATTCGTTCGGCTCCGGCTTCTCCTCGTCCCGCGGCTGCGTGGCCTTTTTGAACACCTGAAGGACGTAGCTCGACAACTGGGCGTAGCGGAGGCTCGACGTACCGACCGCTATGTCGTCCTCCTCGCGCTTCCTCGACATAAGCAGTTCCATAAGACCTGGAACGCTCTGGTAGTTGTTCGCCTTGCTGGCGTCGTGACCCTTCCAGATTTTCTGCCAGCGTCCCGCGTCGCCGTCGAGAATGTATGTCCGCGTGGCGACGAACACGGCTGCGGCGGATTTTGAGGCTGACCGAAACGTGTCAAATGTCATCTGAATCCGACCCTTGCAGGGCGTCATCTCCCAAGCGGGGACGCACAAGACGATCTCCGGTGGGTCTGAGTGGATCATTTCGATCCGCCAGTCCCCCGGCTCGTAGGCGTCCGTCTTGCCGACGGTCACCTTCTTGAGTCCGTACAGTTCAAAGCCGCTGCCAGGTGGAGGCTTCGTGCCTCTGTCCGGCGCAGTGATCTTGTTGATCTCTGCCTCGGCGACGCACTCTTCGGCATCGTTCGCGCCAGGAACCCAGCCACCCTCCTTCTTCCTTCGGTAGTGCTCGTAGCAATCAGAGACGATGGCACGGACGTGCTTCTCATCGGCCGGAGGCTTGCAGTTGTGCTTGTTGAGGAGCAGTATCTCTCGCATCGTGATGTCTTGGTTCACGCGGTCGAGCGGCCTCAGTTGGTTCACGATCTTGAACCACGACCAGCGGAGGATGGCTCTGTGCCGCTGCCCGTCCGGTATCTCTCCAAAGAGCATCATCGACGCCGGCTTCTCGTCCGGCCTGCCAATCGAATGGCCGGCGCCGTTGGAGAGGGCCACGAGCAGAGCCTTCGGCGTCTGGGCAATGTCGACATCGTCCAGCGAGTACCCAGGCTTCCAAGCGTACTGGACGCCAGTGCGGTGCCACGACGGCGGCAGGACGCTCTGGATCGACGCATTCCCGGCCCCCATGCGAACCTCAAGGCCGCCGGGTGTCGCCGTCCCCTTGCACTCAGAAAGGCAGTCGTCCCACATGGTGAGTTGATGCGTCGACTTGCCGCTCGTCCACGTCGGAGTCTCGAGGTCGTCCATCCCGATCGACTTGCGGAACTTCTTGGCCGACTCGTCATCGTCCTCGCTGTCGATCATCCCGCCTTTTGGGCCGAGAAGGCACCCGACGTTAAACGGGATGCCGTCCTCCAACCATTCCAGAACCTGATCCTCTGTGGTGGCGACGTTGCTGGCCCAGTCGTCACCAACTGGATGCTTACCGCAGTTGCGTTCGCCGGACTTGCCGATAGCGTGATCCTTCCGGCCGCAGGTGCAGCGGCCATCGGGCCAGAGGCCGTGGACGCGGACGAGGATTAGCCCTTTGGATAAATAGAGGGCGCACGCCTTAAACATTGCGTCGGCGTCGAATTCAAATGCCATACCGAACTCCGTTTCGCTTGGTGATAAAGAACCCCCCGCGGAGCCGGCATCACTGCCGGCCCCGCAGGGGCAAATGCGCCCGACGGCCATGACGGGAAAGGAACGTCAGAGGGACTCGTCAGACTGCCGCTGGTTACACGCCACTCGCGGCTAGGCGACCGGGCAGTCATCGGGACTGCTTGGGGCCGCCGGCCCAGCCGCTGTGCTACTCGTCGTCGCCGGCATCCACCGTCGTGGTGGCTCCGTTCGGCGCGGCGTTGAACATCCGCTTCAGTGGTTCCGTGTAGGTCACACGGGCCACCTCGGCCTGCTCCGGTGAGACGACGCCGACCAGCCTCGGCACGATCTGCGAGTACGGCTGGCCGCCGCTACTCTTGACCTTCGTCAACTTGAGGCCGACGACGCAGGCGTAGTGAAAGTCCGGCAGCCGCTTCGCGAACGGAAGGAAATTCCGCAGCGAGCCGGGGCCGACCGTCACCAGCATGGGCCACGTTTCGCCCTGGCGAAGGATCGCCAAGACGCGGCTCTCCTTGACCTTCTTTCCGGCGCCGCTCTTGCCGGAGCCGTAGCCGAACTCAGCGGACGACGAGAGCGCCGCCCAGTCGTAGCGACGATCGCCGACCCTGAACTTTTCCAAGGTGGAGGGCGAAATTTCCCCCAAATCATCACTCACCCGGTAGCCCACGAGCAGATCGTTCGTCACGATCACGGGACGCATCTCGGACGGATCGTCCTTCGGCCACAGCACGCCGTGCTTGCCGATCGCGACGAGCAGACCGACGATCTCGTCGCAGCTTTCGACGTTCCCGTTGTTGTCGATGTTCCACACCACGCCGCCCCCTGCCGGCGTCGGAACACGGATCAAATCCTGCTGGGACATCGGCTCGCCGTCCAAGTTGGCAGCAATGATCTTGGCCTGCCGGCTGTCAGCCGCCAGAGCCGGGTAATCGACCGTCTTCACATTCGTGGAAATCGCGGTACTCATGTTGAGTTCCTTGTTATGTACTTATTGAACCGACCACTGCGGCAACGTGCCGCCGTGGAAATCAACCAACCGAGACGTGCCGCAGGCGGGGAGCAACGTACTCCCCGACCAAACCTTCAAACGGTGTCCCGGCCGACCAGGGCTGGCTGGCATCCGTGCCAGCCTCCTTGGCCTGCTCCTTCAAGACGGCCTTCAGCCTTGCCGTGTTGACGCTAGTCAACTGGTCGAGGCATCCAGCCTTCCGAGCGGCCTCCATGACCGCATCCTTCGTGCCCTCCGTGACTGAACACGAGTGCTCCCACTCGACTCTCCAGCTCCGTCCGGCGACTCGAACTCCGTCGAGCCGTTGACCCTGCATTTCCTCGATGGCGATCTTTTCCAGATGCGTCCGTCTCTTCTTGAGAGCGTCAACCTGCCCGTCGAGTTCCTTGATCTGACGATCCAGATCGGCGATCTCAGCGAGCACCGGCTGGAGCGTTGTTTCGGCTGTATCCGCGAATGATGACATCGACGATGTCCCTTCTTTCTCTGAGTGCCTCGTACACGCGGCCGTCCACTGTGGAGCGGCCGTTGATCGTCGCGACGAGGTGATAAACGAAAACCTTCTTCAACTGTCCTGGCCGATGCAGACGCGCGACGGCCTGTTCATATTCCGCGAGCGAGTAGCCCAGCGAGTAGAAAAATGCGTAGCAGCAGTTCCGGTCGCCGGAGCGGGTGAGGTCGATGCCGATCCCGCCGGACTGAATCTGGGCGACCAGCGTGTTGGTGCGGCCCGCCTGCCAGTCGGCCAGTTCGTTGGCGTGGCCTGATAGTTCGCTGACCTTTCGGCCATCGGCGATGGCTGCGGCCTTGGCGGCGGCGATGTCGGACGTGAATCGGCAGAATACAACGAGCGGCTCATCGGATGGCAGGTCTTGTAGTCTATCAGCCAGAGTCGCGGCCTTAGCCGGATGTTCAGCGATTTGCGACGCGACCGCATCGCCGTCGAACTTCACGAAACCCCCGCAGATTTGCTGGATTCTAAGCAGTTGCACCAGCGCGTTCGCCGCCGTCACTGTTCCAGATTCGCAAATCGCACACAGTTCTGTCTCGACCTCGCGGTAGAGTTTGGCTTCTCCCGGCGAGAGTTCGCAGCCCGCATCCTCAAACGTGATCGGCGGCAGATCGAGAACGTCGCACGAGCGGACGTGGTGAGTCGTGGCGGCGATTCGGGCGTGTGCCTGCGGCAGATTCTTGAACCCGACGACGAAGTTCCGGCCGGCTGGGATGACGGCGAAGTTGGCTTTGTGGAACGTGTAGGACGTACCAAAGGTGGTACATTCCGGTGCTTCGACGCTGCGGTAGATCGCCCATGCGTCGAGGATCGAGTGCGGGATGAGCGTCCCCGACAGCCCGAGTCTCTTTGACTGCGGGTTTGCCTTGCACATTTTCCCAGCCCAGCGGCTCGCCACGCCCGACGGGCTCTTGAGGCGATGCAGTTCGTCCCAGACGAGAAAATCCCACTTGGTCTTTTCGATCAGCTTGATTCGCCAGACCGACTCATAGTTGCACACGATGATGCAAGGCGAGGTGTCAGCCAGAGCGGCCTGCACCTGCTTGGCCTTGGCATCGCTCGTGCCTTTCTCCAGCGCCACGATCCTGATGTGAGGCGCCCAGAGGCCGACCTGCTTCTGCCAGGCGGCGATGACTGCTTTCGGGCAGCAGACGAGAATCCGCGAGCCGCCGCGTTCAGCCAACCACCGCGTGAGGAACTCAAGCGTGGTGCGGGTCTTGCCCGACCCCATGCCGTGATGCCAGATCGCCCACGGCCGATCCCAGGCCCAGTTGATCGCGTCTTCCTGATGCTGCCACAGTGCCATACCGCTGCCTCCTCCTTGAGCGTGGAGAGGGTAGCGGGTTCATTGGTACAGGTCAAGACAATAAAATTAGGTGGCCTTTTTTCGCTTCGTACCCGGCTTTGTTCCGGCGACTTCTCTAGCTCGAGTCTCTTTGATATTCGCCTGACATGATTTCCGCGACACGATCCAGTTTCGTGCCGCCGCCTTGACGCCACGAGGATTCCAGGGGACGCGGCCGACGATTTTTCCGTTGGCGATCATTCTTGGCACGAGGCTTATGTGGACACTTAGAATTTTCGCAGCCTCGACCAGCGTCACCGCGTCGGCGAAGTCGATCGGCTCTGGGATCGCCTTGAGCCGCCGGATCGCCTCCGGCCGGAGGTGGAGCCACGCTCGTGGCCGGCGGTCGTGCTGGCCGCCGAGGGCAGCGACCTTCTCCTCGTACTCGAGATAGTTCTTCTCGATCTCCCTGCCGTCGTAGATCGCCGGGAACCGGGTAGGGTCTTCGCTATAAGCCGATTCGGGGGCGACGTGGGCCGTGAGTACCCCCTTGGCGAGCAGCTTGCTTGGCTGCCCCCAGTGCATACCGAGGAGGCACGCGGCCTCGTAAGAACCTAGTGCCTGGTCGTAGTAGTTTTTCTTACCCATCTTTCCAATCCCGAAGAGGTGTCCATGCCGCCCCGGAGGCCGGGGCCATGCAAAATACTACCGTTTTTGGGGATTGGGGTTGAAAATATGAGTGGAGGCGGCCACAGTCATATGCCATAGGAGACGTTTTCCCGCAAGGAGCGACGAAATGGCACGGAGGCGATGGACTGTCCTGATTGATTGGGCCGACGGAGATATTGAGGATTCCGACGAGGTCGTTGTGATGGCCGGATCGGCCTCCGAGGCCGTCAAAGCAGCCGTCGAGGAGTGGGGTTGGTCTGCCGCGTCTATGTATCCGCATTGCATCATGCTCGACGCCGTAGTTTTGACACGCCAGGTCATCGAGGGGTTTGCGTAACCCAAAAGTAGGGGGCATGGTTGGTCTCACCATGATCGCACGCACCGTGGGGGGCGAGACCCTCCAGTCATTTTTGAGAGACACTTATGCCCCACTGAAGGGCATATGCGACAGAACAATAGAACTCTATGAGTTCACGATCGCAGCCTACGCGGAGGTGCTGGGCCGACCGCCGCTGCTCTCCGACCTAGAGGAGTTGTCGGTCGCTAGGTTCCTTGCTCACAGGGTTCGCAAACGCGCACCCGCCACGGCAGCCAAGGACCGCAGCCAGCTCCGT